GACACCTACGCTGAACTCTTTTCGGACATGGGTTCGACTCCCATCGCCTCCACCATGAAGAAAGAACGTCATTTCGTTGAGAAATGACGTTCTTTTCTTTATCATGGTAACATTTTTGGTAACACACCGCTGAAAAACAGCTTTATAAACGCAAAAACATCCCCGAGGAACCGTCAGGATCCCCGGGGATGGTGCTATGTATGGCCGTTTTGGGCAGCGCGGCCACGGTGGTGATACCGGCGTTGATCACTCAGACAAAGAGACAATCTTCCGCATTACTAGCTCATACTCTTTCGGGTACACCATCTTTATTGCTTTCATGTGCTCGTCAAGCACCTGCATCAGACCGCCAAATGGCACAGAGCTGGCAGCCGCCACAAAGTCGCTTTGCGGTTCCGCTGCCGTGGAGTACGCCGCCGCATAAGTCGCGGGCGGCAGTGCCTGGATCTGCGTTTCAGGTGCGTGTGCTTCTTCCAGCTCGTCCCGCACAGTGCAGAGGGCGGCAAGCTTCTCCACGCTCTGCCAGTCCGTCGAACCGCATTTCAGCTTGTGAATGTGGGTGTTGATCTCGTCAATGTCCATGCCTGCCGCCCCCTTTCTTATGCGTTGCGCAAGATGTCAGCGGCCCGCTTGTAGGCATCACGCTCTGCACCGGTGGCCTCCTGCATCATGTCCTCGATGTCAGAGATCATACGCTCACGGCCATCCGTGCGGGAGTAGTGCCCGCGCACATAGTGACGGCCTCGGTTGGCATAGCTGTTGCCCCGGTTATAACCGTTTCCGGCATCATGGCCGAAAGTCCCGCGCATGTCAGCTTCCCACTCGCCCGCACGGCTGTACTCGCCGCCCTCGCAGTAGTCCTCGATGCGGTGGATGTCCAGAATGATGTCCACGATCTCGCCGATCATCTCAACATCACCCGGGGATCGGTTCTTTTTGTCGGTCAGCTCCATGAGCTCTTCGCACATCTCATCCTTCAGATGATTCAGTTTATCCAGCATGACTTTATCTCCTTTCTTATGCTACCCGCTCAACAATCAAATTGCTGTTTGCAATGCTGACTGCCTGCGTACTGGTGTTCTTAACCGCCACGGTCACGCAGCAGCCGCGCGGCACCTCGATGAACGCGGCCACGAAAACGTTGAAGAAATTTTCGACTGCCGCCGGGGTGACAATGGCTGTCGCACTGGTCAGCGACTCACCGCCGACAGCCAGCGCAACGGAAATGGGTCCAACAGTGCCGCCGGTGGGAATGGCGATATTGCCGCCAAAGCTTACCTTGAAGCGCGCTTTGCATTGATTGGTCAGACCCCGCAGGGTCACAAGGCCGCTGCCCTCACGGTGCATGATGCAGGCAGGGGCTTTCACCGCGGTCTCAGTCAGGGGAAGGTTTTCACCCGCCGCCACGATGACGGTGTTGGAGTTGCTAAATTCAGCCATTATCCGAAACCTCCTTTTCTGCACAAACAGGCGAATTTACCGCATAAACGGTTTTTAAGATATCCATCCAAGAATTGGATGGATCTGCTTTTTCCGTATCAAGCAGGGTTTTCAAAATGAAAACATAAGTGTTCAATTCCATCATGCTCATTTTGTTCTTATCCATGCTGTACAGATAATCTACAAACTGCTGTTTCAGCTCTGCTACGGTCATTCAAATACTCCTTTCATAGAAAAACGCCGGGACTTTTGCCCCGGCGCTCTGGTTTGCAAAATCAGCTCAGGGGCTGAACATTTTCCATTTTGGAAAAAGTTGCCGTGATTCGGTTATGCGCAGTTGCCGCAGCCGGTCCCACAGCCATAGTAAATGGCGTTGGGGTTGGGCACCTGATAGGCAGGCACGGGAGCTTTCTGCTGCAGAGTCCCGATGATCTGGTTGGTCTGCGCGTTCATCGCGGTGGTCAGGAACGCGCTCTGGCGATCCTGAGAAGCAGCCCGGCGCAGCTCGTTGTTCTCGCTCTGCAGGGTGGCGATCTTATCGTTGGTCAGGAAGTCGAGCACCGCGCGGGTGTTGCTGTTCTGATTCTCGATGATGTCCCGGGTGTTGTTGTTCATGGCGTTCTGCGTTGCGCAGAAGCCCTGCTGCATCTGGTTCCGTGTGTCGCACTCCTGAGTGGCCAGATTGTAGTTAACGCCTTGGATCGCGGTCTGGGTCTTGCAGCAGCAGTCTGCCAGCTGTGTAGCCAGAGCATTCTGACCCTGCATCAGCGCAACGTTGGTGCCGTTGAAGCCCTGCTGCATGGCGTTGGTGACACCGTTCAGGCCCTGCTGCACGCCGTTGAAGCCCTGAAGCATCCCGGTGTTCATGGCATAGAAGCCGTCACACAGGCCGCTTTCCAGCCCGTTCAGCTTGTTCATGACGCTCTGGTTGTCGAAGCCGCGCTGCAGGTCCGCCTGTGTTACGGCGCTGGTCATATAAGGCGAAGCGCCGCCCATGCCGCCGCCCCAGCCAAAGCCGCCCATGCCGCCCCAGCCGAACATGCCGAAAATCAGGAAGAGGACGATCCAGCCCATCCAGTCGCCGCCCCAGCCGTTGAAACCGTTGCTGTAGCCGTTGGCGGGCTGTACCGGCATGGTCAGAACCGTGCTATCAGAAGAAAGAGACATAGTTTTACTCCTTTACGTTAGATTTTTAAATTTATTCTAAATGCGGCCGCATTTCAGAATCCAAACATGTTTTTCATGCCGTTGAGCATTGGCGCAATCTGCTGTGCCCGCTGCTGAATGGCGTTGAGCTGCTGCTGTGAGAGCTGGCCGGAGGTGAGCATCTGGTTTATCATCTCCTGCGGGTTCTTGCCCTGCATCTGGCCCATAAACTGCTGGAACTGCCCGCCAATGGGGTTCTGGGTCTGTCGGCCCATCGAGTTATACAAGCTGCTGCTCATCGTTTAGCCCTCCTTTTCCGGATCTGGTGCTTCCTGCTTCTCCAACGCCGCCAGCTTTGCCGCCAGCGCGTCAAACTCCTTGCGGGTGACATACTCCCCGCCTGCTGCTTGCGTGGCTGCAATCGACGCTTTGGGGCCTCCGGTGCGTTCCTTGTAGTCGTAGATGCGGAGAGGGAACGGCCTGCCGTCCTGCCCAACTTCTTTGATGTAAAAGGTATCGGAATCAGCATCCAGTAAAAGCACCCGGCTCCCGTTGGCGACCAGATAGCCCCGGGCCGCTGCTTCGCCTTGCACCCAGATAAAGCCGCTGTCAGTCGGTGCGGCCTGCCCCTGCATTGTCGGCATCATGACGGGCTGGGGCTGGTACTGTGCCGCCCTAAGCTGCTCAAGCTGGCCTTGTGGCTGTTGGGGGTAATACACTTGCGGGTATCCGTTATAAATCGGCATCGTTTACTCCTCCTTGTACCAGTAATAGATCGGGCATTCCGCGCCACTGTCCCAGCTGTCCCACCACTCGCCGTCGATGACGGCCAGAACGTGCCCGGAGCAGCCCAGCACATACACGCCGCGCGGGTACTCCCGGGCAAAATCTGCCACGGTGTAACAGGTGGCGCAATCCGCTTCCACCATGCGGCGCTTGAACCCGCGTTTTTGGAGGTATGCGCCCCATGTGCGGTTAGCGCTGGGCATATCGCCGAGGGCGTAGCCGGTGAGCGCCAGCGCAATATACGCCTGCTCCCAGCTCTGGCCTGTGGCCGCTGCTACCGCCCGCACGGCGCAGTCTCCGACGCTGCTCCCGTGGGGGTTCGGGTTAAACCTGTGCCACATGGTGTGCTCCCTCCCTTTGCGCCCAGTGTACCTTTTTAAACCGCCGGGAGAGTCAACGAACGTACAACGAAGGACAAAAAAAGAAAAGCCCCCACACGGCATAATACCGCGTGAGCGCTTATTTTTTCAGATATTCTCTGCTCACCGCCATTGGTAAGGATGCCCCGTTTCAGGGCACCCTTGCAGTGAGTGGCGATTGTGTTCTAAGGTATGCGGCATTTCACCGTACACCTGCATTTTACAGATTCTTGATTTGTTCAAGCAATGCAGCCCGCTGAGCTTCCGTCTCTGCATCTCCCGGCGGCGCTTCTGGTTCTTCCGACACAGGGTGAGCGTCAATATAGTCCCGCACTGCCTGCTGTAAAACGGCGTTCGAGGTCGTATCTTCTGCCGCACAAGCCGCTTTGAACTTGTCAGCAACTTCCTTCCTCACCTTGCAGGCCAGCACCGTCATGTTCTCTTTGTCCCATTTGGCATTACTCTTTTTCTTTTTTTCCGAGATACCCATTAAATAACACCTCCTATTCCACCACCCATAGTATATCAAATGATAGCACGGTTTACAATGCCAAAAGTGCATAAAACAGCACAGTAAACATTGTCCATTTTGTCAATGGAACGGCATGGTTTACCGTGCTATAATATATTCATGGTCAAGAGGGGCGGAAAGGAGGACGCCCATGAAGTTCAAAGAGTTTCAACGGCTGAACCGTGAACAGCAGCGCAAATTGTTTGAGCAATATAAAAAAGAGTGGTTAGCCGCTCGTAACAGCTAATCACTCCAAGCACAAGAAGCAACCCTAGCAAAAGCCCCTCTTGTACCTTTATTTTATATTATTTCACGGAGAAAGTAAAGGTATTTTATCATGGAAACACCCAAAATCACGAAAGTGGAGCTTGAACTGGATGCTGTTTCTGGTGAACTCCGCACAATGCACGACCTGTTGAACATCTTTGCCAACTGGTTTGAGGAAACGCACAAGACCGATATGCTCAATCGAGAGCGCACCGAGCGGCTTGTAAGCCAGCTCTGGAACGAAGCCCCGATGTACAACTCTTTGATTACGGCCTTGTTTGCATCCCTCACGGGTTTGGAAAAGGAAGTCGATGAAGTCATTGAAGCGGAGATTAACAAGGAGAGTGCAGCATGAGTGACATTATTCTTTCCGCTCAGAACGGGCAGGCTGTGGTGTCCAGTCTGGACATTGCGGAAAAGTTTGAGAAGCGTCACGACCATGTGATGCGTGACATCGAAGACATTATGAAGGGTCTCCCCAAAAATGGGGACACCCCCATGTTCTTCAAGACAGAGTATGTCCACCCGCAGAATGGACAAACTTACCCCATGTACCTGATGAACCGGGATGGCTTTACCCTGTTGGTTATGGGCTTCAACAAGAGTGCAAAAGCTATGGAGTGGAAGCTGAAGTACATCCAAGCCTTTAACGAGATGGAGAAGAAGCTGACCACACCTGAACCGGAACCGCCAGAGCTGGCGCTCTCTAAAGCGTTGGTGATGGCGCAGGGCATCATTGCAAGGGAACAGGAGCGCTCCAAGCAGCTTGAAAAGGAAAATGCCAAGCTCAAGCCCGCCGCCGAGTACGCCCACAATATGCTTTTGAGCGATGAAACGCTTACCGTGACGCAGATCGCGCTCAACTTTGGCATGACCGCCAACAAGCTCAATAAGCTGCTGGAAGAATGGGGCATCCAGAAGAAGGTCAACAAGCAGTGGATCCCCAAGCGCAAGTACATCGACAAGGGTTATACAGTGAGTATTCCTGTTGAGGTAGGCAACGGCGAGACCAAAGAGAACACCCGCTGGAACCGCACCGGACAGGCATTTATCTACAAGCAGATGCACGACCATGGCTATTTGACCGTGAAGGAACAGGCAGAGCAGAAAGCAAAGGAACGCAAGGTGCTTGCCGTCCCCGCTGAACAGCCCGCATAAAAAATACCCCCGATGCTCCAAACGGAACACCGGGGGTTTTATGCGTCTCCCGCATGGTGCGCACTGTAAGTAGGCGGGCGGGAGACTGTATCAACTAAAAATGCCTACTTCTGCTATCGCAATTTTGACGTATGCGCACTATTCAAAACTGTTCAAGCATTTTCGGGCTTGCTATGGCTGGACTTGAACCAGCGGCAATAGGCGGTGTCCCGCCCTGCTCTACCAACTGAGCTACATAGCCTTTTCAAATATCCACCCTGTTGCGCTTCTTCGAGAGGCCGGGTGGATTTGTTGAGATTATTATACCACAATCCGTTCAAAAAGAAAAGCGGCAGACCCGAAAGCCTGCCGCTTCAATGCATTTCGTGAGAAATCGCATCCAATTAAGATTATGATATCACACATCCAGCATTTTTTCAATGCTTTTCAGCCGATAGCCTACCGCCGTCCGGCTGTAATGCGTCTGTGCTGCAATGTCCGGCAGCGGGAGCCGCTCAACGTACCGCAAAAGAGCTATCTTTCGGTCTACCCTCCCAAGCGGTGCGCTTTTGATGGCGGCGATCATCCTCTGTCTGTCAAGTCCTTGCAGCGCAGCGGGCAGCACTACACGAGCCGCCGCCATAAGCACCGAGCCAAAAAGGCTGCGGCAGTTGTCCGGCGTTGCGCACCATTACTGGGACGTTACCGAGATGGTCGATTTTGCCGCATCTCTTGATTTCACAAAATCGTTTCTGGTCGTATGTAGTGCTTGCCATGATATCCTCCTCTTAACTCATGCTTAAATCAATGTTTTCGATTTCTGCACGGACTTCGAGTGCATGGAGATAATTCCCCATAGCCGCTTTTTGCTCTCTCAAAAGAGCCAAAGAACAGGACGGCGTAAAATTCAAAGTTCCGGCCTCGTACTGGATAGTCATGCGGTGCAGCTTTTCATAGCGGATTTTGGTCTGGTAATACTCCGCACGAAAACGCTCCTTGTAATCGCTGCTGAGCATCATTTCGGCAGTGTTTCTCAAGTCCATGTATTATGCCTCCTTACTGCTTTTCCAGTGCCGCTTTCATGCGATCAAAGAAAAATTGGATGATCACCCCGATGGTCTCATCGGTAATGGCCCAGCTGATGAGTCTGCCGTATTTGCTTGCACTCAGTGCGGCCCGGAGCATCTTGACGCACCACGCTTTACGTTCTGCGCCTCTCTTGGTGCCCTGAATCTCGTGCTCTGCCTGCTCGATCAGGTCAAGCACGGTGCCCTTGACAGCTGCACCATAGCCCAGCCGGATGCAGCCCAGGGCGTAAAACACAAAGCCGCCCAGCATGAGCACGAGGGCCACATGGGTGGGAAGTGCGGTCAAAAGGTTATTAATTGTTGCCATGTATTACTCTCCTCTCTCTTTTTCGAGGTCTGCAATGCGGTGGTTTGCCACCTTCATCTGTTCTTCAAGCACCGGGATGCGCTGGGCGAAATTGTTGTGTGTCCGGACTTCCCGGGTCAGCTCGTCCAGCTTAGTGTCAGTAATGGCCTGCTGTTTTTCCAGCTTTGCGTCCATGTTTTGAGCGGCCCTGCTGTTAGAGATAAGCACGCCGATCAGGCTCAGGCCGCCAGTGATGAGTGCTACGATGATCGCGTCGCTCATGCGCCCTCCCGAAGACGGGTCAGACCCTTCTTGCGGATGATTTTCGGGTAGTTGAGGGTGGTCACGTTGAGGTCAACAGTTCTGGAGATGCCCGGCACGCTGCCCTTGCTGGTGTGCTGGTGAGCGGTGTACTTAAAACTAACTTTCGGGGTCTTGCCGGTGTAGTCCGCCAGCCATACGTCCCAACGCCCTGCAAGCCTTGCCATGTCCAGATGGGCATTGGCATAGCTGGTGTAGGTGTAGAGCTGGGCGTAAAACCCCATCTTCTCGATCTGCTCAAGATGATAGGCCGCCAGATTTGACAGGTCTCCATAGGGCATCCCGGCAAGAATCGGCGATTCCAGATCCACTGCCACCGGCATGGTCATCTCTTTCCCGACCAGGGCCTTCCGCAGCACGGCAAGCTCCCGGTCTGCCAGCTCCTCACTGGTGGCGTTGGTGTAGTAGTACACGCCCACGTCCAGCCCTGCCGCTTTTGCGTTGGAATAGTTGTCCTCGAAAGTGGGGTCGATGTAGGGCACACAGTTGCGGCTCCCTACGGCCCGCAGCATCACGCCTTTGTAACCTGCCGCTTTTACCTGCGCCCAGCCCTCCATTTTGATTTTTCCCTGCCACCGGCTCACGTCGAGATAGCGGTAGGGTAGCTCACCTCCCCACCCGGTCACGGTGTCCACAGTGGGCACGTCTGGTGCAGGAGCAGGTTCTTCCTTGTCGGCGCTGTCACCGGCAGCGTGGGAGAGGGCCGCCAGAAGCTTGGAGATAAAATCGAAAAATGCTTTCATTCCACGCTTCCTTACTGCCCAAGGGCTTCTTTAATGGCTTCCAGGTCGTCAGCGGTCAGGGCGGGGTAATCCGCTGCGATATCCTCAAAGGTCTCACCAGCAGTCAGCCGGATGCGGAATGCCCGCACCATGATGCGAAGTTTCAAGTTGTTCAGCGTTTTCATAGTTTTAACCTCCAATCAAATCGGCCATCATAAGCACAAGGTCGTCGTTTGCCGCTTCCAGAGCGTCCATGCGGCCCGGCACGGTTTCCAGCTCTGCCTTTTTCTTCGCTTCGGCGGCAGCGGCTTCTTCTGCCTTTTTCTTGGCTTCAGCCTGTGCGGCCAGCTCTTCGGCGGTGTACAGCACATACCGCTGCACCTCCACCTCTTCGTCATAGGCTTTCTGTGCGATCACGCCGGGCACGTCCACCACCTTGCGGACATCACGGCCTTTTTCGCGACCATCTGCGTCATAGTAAATAGCAGGGGTTCCGTCCGGCAAGGTTTCGGTCTCGTAGTGGCTGACCTCCTCCACGCCCGCCACAGCATCGTGGTGGACGGTCTGGGTCTCGGGCTTGAGGTAGCCTTTCGTCAGGTCGGGGCTGGCGATTTCTACGCCGTTGCTGTCAATGATTTTCATAAGGTCTCCTTTCGGTTATGCCACTCTGCGCCAGATGTACATGGAGTAGTAGGGGTTAAGGATATCAACGGGGGAGTTTCCATTATTCGTACTGCTATAAAGACCGGAGTGATATCTTCCGCCATCAGTAGTTTCCTGAGAAACAGATGCCATAAAATCCCATTTGCCAACATGTATATCATTTTTTTGTGTATCATTTGTTGGGATTGCAAAACCAACAGCCGGAATATTCTCCGGAGAGAGAATCATTTGCAAGTTACCACCCGTACTCCCTGCCGGGTAGGTATCGCTTGCGCCCATGATAAATTTGCCCTCAATCCGTTCCCATGTGCCGCCGATAAAGCTTGCCGGGGATGTGGGGCCGTCGCTGACCCAGAATTTGATTCTGGCGAGGTCTTCTTCTCGCTGGGCGGCGAGAATTTCTTTGATTTTGGCTTCCACCTCAGCCTTGCTGTAAAAAATCGCATTGCCGTCAGGGTCGAGGATAATGTTGCCCACGGCAGCAGCGTCGGCGGGGGCGTTTTCGGTCTTGAGAGTTTTGTCCGTGTTCGCCCTGGTGCCAGCCAGAGCGGCAGCTGCCTCGGCCCGGTCTGCGTCGGTGCCAGCGCTCTGGGCGCTGGATGCGGCGTTGCTCTCCGACGTTGCCGCCGCGCTGGCGCTGCTGGAGGCGGCGGTGGCAGAGGACTCTGCGTTGCTGGCATAGCCGCCTGCGGCCGTGGCCGCGTTTCCGGCCGCATTGGCGGCGGTCTGGGCGGCTCGGGTGGAGTCGGCCACCTGTTGTAAGGCCGCGTCGCGCTCATCGTCCACGGCCTGTACGGCCTCGGTCTGCTTTGTCGTCACGGCGGTCGTGGCGGTGCTCTGGGCATTCTGCACCGCCTGCACCGCGTCGGTTTTGGTCTGCTCGATGCCTGCCACGGTCTGCGCGGCTTTGTCCGCACTGGCTTTGGCGTTGGTGGCATGGCCTTGAGCCTCGTCGGCAAATTGCTTGCAGTACTCAAAGCCTTGGCCGAGTCCGTAGCGGACTTCAACGCCTTTTTTGGCGTTATAGATGCGCTTCAAAACCTCATCAAAGTTGAGTGTAATCATAAGCTAATCACTCCTGTCGGTGTGTCGTAGATGGTATCGGTCTCAAAATCAAAGGTGTCCCACAGCCAGTCCGCGCCCGCGTCGGCGGTAACGTTGCGCTTGTAGGGGTTGCAGGTACCCTCGATGCTGAAGGTGATCTCCGTGCGCCCGCGCTCCACCACGTCCACCCGCCAAAGGCCCTGCCAGTACCAAGCACTGTCCTCATCAAAGATGCAGCGCATCCACTGGCCCTGCAGGGCGTTTTCGAGGGCGCTCTGGATGGTGCTCCACTGGCTCTTTTTGGCCTTGCACAGCAGCTCCATCTTGATGGTGCGCTGCTTGTAGTGCACTTCCCCATCCAAAGCCCTGGACAGGTCTAGGATAAAGTCAGAGCCCGGGACATTGACAAGCATCGTCTCTGGCTCTGCACCGGATATCATAGGGCTGCCCACCTTCAGATAAAGGCCAAGGTCTTTGAGGGTATGGATACTTCCGATCTGTGCGCCCATCAGCATTTGAGCTCACCTCCGCTCTGGATCACGGCCAGCTGCTCCGGGGTCAGAGGGCTGTATACCAACTTTTCTCCGTCCCACACATAGTGCGAGCCGCCATCCTCCCAGTCCTCCGGGAACTCATCGAAGACCATGCAGTTGTCTGGGAGAGGGTTCGGGATCACTTCTTCAACGCCCCATCCGCCGCTGTAAATGCGACCATCGGAGCACACTTTGCACATAAATTTACAGCCGGGTACTTTCATCTGTCCTTCACCTCACATAAAACCGTATAGTTCTCGTGGCATACAGAGGGAGTCATTTTGTGTCCACCCGTCAGAGCCAGGGCTTTCCAGGTCGATGCTGAAATTCGTCGGCACTACTGCCGGGGTGTAGTTGTTGCCCGTGACATAGTTCGATGTGCGCTCACGACCGGGTCCGAAAGTGATGCCCCCTGAGTTGACCCGCACCGTCCGCATGTGAGTGGTGTTCCACGGGTAAGTCATGGCGTATTCCACGCCATTGACCGGGATGACCATGGTCACACATCCGGCAGTGCCGCCGCTGGCCCACCATGTGGATCCTTTCTTGCTGGTATAGGTCAGATACACAGCAGAAAAATCGGCCAGGTCCAGCGGGATTGTCTGTGCTCCAAAAGAGCTGTTGTCCCCAAAGTCCCAGATACGGGCGTTTCGGATGCCGTAGAAGGTAATCTTTCCGGAGTCGATAGTGCAGCTGCCGTTGCCGTCTGTGATGGAAATGCTATCCGACTTGATGCTGACCATGCTGGAACCGGAAAGCACTTTTATGCCGTCGTTGGTGATCTGCACCTTTTTGTTGGGCAGCTGGTCATGCCGGACGATAAGGCCGTTTTCCGGGGTAAACTCCAAAAAGTTGGTAGCCGTTTTGGCTGCTTCACCAGCTTTTTTGTCCACCTCGTCCACTCTTTTGTCGTTAGACTTCTGGTACTTGAAAAGCTGGTTAAGGGTGCTCTGCTGATATTTTTCAGCGGATGCCGTATCCTCATCCAGCAGGTTGGTGCGGCCCAGGTTGGCCACTTGTCGGTCGGTCAAAGTCTGCCGGGTCATGCCGAAGGTATACTCCTTTTTGTCCGGCTGATCCAGCGGTTCCACCAGCTTTGTGCACAGCATGATGACATCGATGCTGTGGGGCTTGCTGATAATGTGGGCATAGCTGGCAAAAGTCAGCCTGTCCTTGTCATAGCCTGCGTCCCGCAGATCCACAGCCTTGACGGTGTAGCTCGTCACCATCAAACTGTTTTTCTGAAGATCCTGCACGCCTGCAGCAAAGGTGTCGTTGTCGCTGTCGGTGTCATACTCGCCCAGGGCTGACACTATGCCAAACTTCTGGGCCGCTGCATCATTCTGGATCCATCCGCAGTCGCCGTCACTGCTGTCCAGCCGGTACGAATACCCTTTTGGCAGATACTTATTGACGGTCGACGCGTCCGTTCCAGAAATGCCATAGCGCTCTTCATGGCTTTCTGTGTACTTTTCACCCCACCACAAAAATTTCCACTTCCACTTTGTCTCCTCGACCGTGTGCTTGCTTCCCATGGGATACACACGGGTAAAAAGACTGTTGGTATCGGTCTTCTCGGTGAAATCCAGCAGGTTTACGCCATACTCAATGGTTTGGTTGACCAAACGGTCGGCCTCGAAAGACTGATCGCAATAATTTAAGACGTTATTACCCGTGGCGGGGTTGTAGGTACAGTAGGCATATCCGCCGTACACCTTGAGCACCATCTTGTCGATGATGTCCCAGGTGCTGCCGTAGTCTTCGCCCACACCGTAGCTGTCCCGGTCTCCATAGTGCACAACAAGATCGCCCAATGCCGCGGTTACAGTGCCTAGCTCGAAGCGTTTCATCTTCATGCTGCCGCACTGCTGGTTGTGGGCATCGATAAGGTGCTGCAAAAACTGCGCCAGCTTTCCCTCGTAGTTAAAAGGGGTGATTGCACTGTCATTGAAGTAAGACAAAGCGCCCTCGCAGTATATGACGCGCCGGTTGTACCAGTCCGCCTCATGGCTCAAGACACGCCCGCGCCAGATCTCTTTATCGTCCTGTTCAACGGTGATGCAGGTGGACATCTTTTGCAGGCTCTCATACTGCTCATGGTCGCGCGTCATGGTAAAAGAAAGGCTGCCGCCCTTGCTGACCTCTCGGGTCAGCTTGGGAGACAGCACAAGGGCATTGCGGTTATTGGGAGCGTAGATCAGGCGCTTGTCGGTGGGGTTGCCAAAGGGATATGCAAAAATTTTGTACAAATTTTAATTTCCCCTTTCTGCCAGCGTGGCCAGATGGCCCAGCTGTGCATCAATAGAAGGTGCCAGAGCTCCCACCAGCGTCCCGTCGTCCAGCTTAATGACAGTGTTTGCCGTCTGGGGAAGGTACTGCTGCACCACGTTGTACAGCGCGTCCACGGACTGCTGCATTTTCTGCTGGTAGGACGAAAGCCGCCCGTTTGCCGGGCTTTCGCCGAACGCATAGCCGTCGGTGCGGAAATCGTACCCGGCAAAGCTGCGCTGGCTGCCGTACCAGTAGGCGTCCTGGATGTCCTTGTAGGAAAGCGTCGTGCTCTTGCTGTCAGTGCTTTCCTTTTCGCCGTTTTTACTGCCCAGCCATGCGGCCAGACCGATACCGCCCGCCACAGCAGCCACGCCCAGGATGGCAGCCAGCACAGGGTTGGATGCCACAAGCGAGACGATACTGCCCAGACTGCCCATGATAGAGGTGGCCATGTTGGACACCCCGCTGGCGACGTTGGCCAGCTGGGCACCTGCCCCACCGGATGCGCTCAAGCTGGACAGGATAGAGCCAAAGCTTTGCACCGCCGTCCCCGCTTCTGTCGCACTGGCAGCGATTCCGTCCGTAAAGAGTGATTTGATGGTAGCAAAGGCCGCTTTTACGCCGCCCCCGCTGTACGCGTCATTGATGACACCCAGCGCATCCGCCGCCCACTTGGAGATAAGCTCCCGCTGATCCTGCGATACCTCGCCCCAGATAAGATTTGCCACGTCTGTAGCCAACCCGGCCCAGTTGCGGTTTTTCAGGTCGGTGAACGCGTTTTGCAGGCGGCCAAAGATGCCGTTCGACCACTGCTTCTGCGCATTGCTGAGGTTCTGGTCAATGCGGCTTTGCAGCTCCGGCACGGACAAAACCACATCGTCACAGGTCTTTTGCGTGGTCGTGGTCACTTTTCCGGCCGCATCGGTCACTTTCTTTGTGACCGATTTGATGGTCTTCTCCGTGCCGTCCACCACTTCTTTCCAAGAGTCCGTGATGGTCTCCACGGTCTCCTTTGTGGTGCCCTTGAGTTTTTTGGTGGTGCCGTCGTAGACGTTGTAGGTATTGTCTGCAGTCTCCACCACGCGCTGGATGTTACCCACAATGTTGCCCGTTCCGGCAAGGATCTGCTTCGACGTTTCGGTGACGGTATCCGCCAGCTTTTTGGTGTCAGCAGCCGCTTTGGCGGTATGTTTTTTGCTTGTTCCGCCGCCGCCACCGCCTGTGGTGACGATGGAGCTGCTGTTGGTTTCTTTTATTCCGTACTGTTTTTTCAGACGCTCGCCGTATTCTTTCCAGTAGTCTGTGTCCTTTTTTCCGGCCTTTTTGTTTTGGTAGTCGTTGTTAAAAGCTTTCTGGTAGACAGCATCCCAGTCGCCGTGGAAAACGCCTATTTCTCCGCTTTTCAGCGCGTCAAAGACAGCTTTCAGGCCAACAGCAGAAGATTTGGCCTTGTCAATGACGGTGGTAAGACCTGTTATTTTCCCGATAAGGCCACTCCATCCGTCAAGCTTATAAGCTTCCTGTGCTGCGACGACCATGTCGTTCAGCTTGCCAATCGCAACGCCGATGCCGCTGGATAAATCGCCGGTCAGCAATCCCGCCAGCTGGCTCACGTTATCTTTCAGGGTGGAAACGCGGCCATTCATGGTCTGGCTCTGGGTGTCCATGGCGTTGTAGTAGCGCCCGCCCTCCTCGCTGGCAGCAATAAGGGCATTAGACAGCAGGTCATAGCTGATGGTCATGTTCTGGACTTCCTGCACCGTTTTCCCGGTGTAGTCAGCCAGCACCTGATAAACGTTGATGCCGGCATAGGCAAACTGCTTGATGTCGATTGCGGACGCTTTGCCCACATTGGCGATCTGCTGCAGATTAGCTGCCATGCGGGAAAGCTCCGCGTTGCCTCCTCCTGTAGCCGAGACCGCGTCGCCCAGTGCCATGATGACCTTGCGGGAGTAGCCTGCATTTTCACCCGCGCTGATCAGCAGCTGGTTTGCCTGCGTCAGCGAATCCACACTGAACGGCGTGCGGGCCGCGTCCTCCTGAATGGCCGCCATGGCCTCATTGGCCGCCTGTGCATCGCCCAGCATATTGGTTAGACCCACGCGGTAACTTTCGATTTGGGCGTTGTACTCAATGCCCATAGACACAAACTGCTTTGCACCACTGAGGGCCGCGGTGGAAAGCGTGGAGATGGCAGAAGCCAGAAGCTGCGATTTTGTCAGCGCCGCCGTCAGCCCGCTTCCCGTACTGCTGGCCGATTTGCCAAAGGAGTCCATGCCGTTGTTTGCGGATTTCAGGGCGGAGGCGGTTGTTTTGAGCTGTGCCTCAGCTGCTGCAAGCTTATTTTTCAGCTCTTTGGTCTCAGCCGAGGTCTTGCCCGTCTTGGCGGCAGATTCGTTATACTGCTTTGTCAGTTCCAGAACGCTTTTTGCGGCCTTGCTGTACTCGCTGGAAAGCGCCGTCACGGTCTTTTTGGTCTCGCTCTGGACGTTGTTGATGCCCCGCTCATACGCGGACGTGTCCAGCCCAAGAGTGGCCATCAATTCAAAAAGTTTCAGGGCGTATCACCTCCGTTCAGCCCGGCCAGAATACGGGCCTTGATTTCCTCTGCGCTCTGCTTGGGCCGGGCGGGAGTATTAAAGTCGGGCAGGGTGTCCACCCACCGACACTCCATGCCCACAAGGCTGGCCAGAGCGTCCGTGATGTAGGCGCGGTAGCTCTTCTCGTAAGCTTCCTGCTGCATCGCATCGACGCAATGTTGGGCAATGTAGGGTTTGCCAATGGCTTTCAGCATATCCAGCCGGATGGATGAGATCAGCCGCCGATATCGGTCTGAGCCAACCTCACCAACGAGGATAAAAAATCCAGCACATCCCGGTCGTTGATGGTCTCCGTGATGACGCGCAGGGTTTTGAAGGGAGTCATCTTTTCAGGGTTGCCGTCCTTGTCCGTTTCCAGCTCATACAGCAAAGGCAGCAGCTCCGCTGTGTTCTGAGCATTGTCGAACAGCAGCTTTTTTGCCATTGCCTTGATGTTCTTGCGGCCCTGGGCTTCTTTCTTTGCCTTGAGCTCATCGGGGGTTTCACTGCCCGTGAGGATGGGGCCGACTTTGCGCAGCTCCATCACCTGCGTCTCGGTCAGCAGGGTGGCCACCTTGTCCGCGATCATGTAACAGTGGCGCAGAAATTCTGTTTCGTCCATCTGGTTGAGAGTTTTCATTGTTCCACTCCTTATGCTGCCGCGTCTTCGCTTACAAAGAACTCCATTGGGACGGTCTCGTCGCCCATGCGGACACAGCCCGTCAGGGTGACGGACACATTGCCCTTGCCCTTGTCGGTTGTCTTGAGGGACAGGCCACCCGTGCTGATTGCGTTGTCCAGCCGAACAGCCACATAGCCGCCGCCGATGAGGTCGCCCACAAACCAGATGGTTTTGAAGTCGCCCGTGGTCTTGTCGGTTTTGAACGTCATGCGGGGCGTTACCTTGCCCCCGGCCACGTCCGCTGCGCCCAGCGCCATGCGGATGACCTCGGCGGAGGTATTCAGCGCGGTGAAGGCCAGCGTGCAGTCGTAATCCTCAATTTCCATGAGCTCCACGGTGTTCTTCTGGCAGTTGTCCACATCTTCGCCCAGGTCGGTGATGTTGGGGGTACAGGTGGCGGTGATGCCGCCAGTGGTTGCGCAGATGATGTCGGCATCAGCGACGGCGGTCTGGCCCTCAGTGTCGAACTTGTTCAGCACAAGGCCCGCGTTGATCTGCATGGACTTGAATGCTTCTGCGGAAATTTTGGTAAATTTTCTTCCCATAATTCTCCTTACTCGCATAGCTGCGTGATCTCAAAATTCAGGTACTCGCACAAATAGCCCTCGGGCGGGTTGTCCATCGGCTGGGCCCACGGGGTGCCTTTGCGCAAAAGAATAGCGCCGCCCTCGCACGGCACGGTCAAACCGCCTGCAAGGGCTGCGCTAATTTGGTCTTCGGTCTGTAAGATGGGCAAACGCCCTGCGCTGCTTGGATACCACAAGCGGCCATGAAACGACGCTTCCTCGTTCCAGCCGCCGGGGACGGCGGGCTTGTAGGTCAGGTAGGGCAGGGAAGCGGCGGGCGGGATGTTGTCTTCCAGATAGCCCGGGATGCCAAATCCGTTGAAAAAAGCGTTCAGTGCCCGGTTGATGCTCTCAGACGGTCCCATTACGGCAGCACCGCCTTTTTGCACTTGACGGCCCGCAGCCCCATGCCGGATTCCGGCGGGGCTTTGCTTTCGTCCGCTGTGCTTGTGATCTGAAAGGTCTGCCCGTCGCTTACCCGCTTGATATAGTCCGGGAAAGCCAGCGGCACACCCGTGTTAACCAGCAGCGTATAGGTGGAAGCGGTGTCAGCCTGCTCCGCCACCTGAGCTTCCACAGTGGTGTCGTGGCGCTCCACGGCCTCAAACTCGGGGCCGTCCTGCCAGCCGGACACAAAGCCGCCCACGCCGTCCGGCTCATAGCTTCGGGTCTGAAAACGGTATTTTTGGGTAAAGCTCTGCATCACGGTGGATGCAGTGAATGCGTTGACCATGTCACATCTTCCTCCACTGATTGATCTCGGATTTATAGCGGGTCTTGCCGTCTGCGGGCAGGCCGTCCGCGCCTGTAGCCATCGTGCCGGACCACCCGGCAAAGGACTGGGACACATACACGCCGCTGGACGGCAGAGCCTTGTCGTATGCGTCGATTTTTTCAGCCAGCGCAACAAAAGCAGGCGGCACGCGCATGGGCTGCACCGTCCCGGTGAAGGTCTCGGCGGTCAGATCGCCGTCCCCGGCCTTGTGCACGCCGTCATTGAAGATGGATCCGCACACGAGGAAATACTGCCCCGGCACTACCCCGGCGGGAACGGTATCCGGCTCAAAGGCGAACTCCCCGGCAACGGGGTCGTCCGCCCGGTCAAAGAAATTGTGCGTGTAGACGCACAGCTCCGGTACAGTCATGGGGCGTCCTCCTTACAAAGGGGCGATCACTCGCCCGGGGTAATGGTCTCGACAGCGATACCATCCAGATACTCAGCAAACAGGGTCACGCCCATAATGGCGTAGCTCTCGGAGGTTGCAGTGCTGTAGTTTGCCTGAGTGTGGAAGCCGATGAGGTTGCTTGCCTCGCCTGCGGTCCGGTAGACCAGACCTGCGCGGGCAAACTCGCTATCCGCAGGATCCACATAGTACATGACGATGTTGTCTACCGGGGTGGCAATAACCTTTCCCTTCGCGATCTCACTGTCGGACAGCAGGAAGATGGTGTTGTAGCCCATGAAGTCCTTGATGTACTGGAAGCCGAACTGGTTCTGCACGGTGATATTGGCATTGCCCAGATAGTCGTACACGTCCATCACGTTGACAAAGCCAACAACGCCGGTCACGGTGCGATGCATGGTCTTGAACTTGTTCTCGACCGCGCCCTTGGCATGTGCCAGCGCCATCTGGAAGGTCTTGGGAGTGCCCTTCAGGGTGCCGGTGTTCAGGAACTTGTAGAACTTATCCGTTACCAGAGCGGTCAGGTCGTACAGGAACTCATCATCGGTCTTCTGCACGGCGACATCGTAGCCGTAATTCTGGATCGCCTCAAGGGTGACAGACTTGCCGTACTTGTCGATGGTGATCTTGCCGTACTCCTTCTCCTTGACGGTGTACTTGCTGAACGGGATCTCTTCGCCCTCGCCCACGGTGCCGCTCTGCAGGGTGCCCTGTGCATACTTGCTCTTGAGCACGGTGCCAGGCTGCATCCGGATAGGGCGCATGATGCCCAGAATGGTGCGCAGATGGTCCCAGTTGCGCTGGAAACGGGTCACAAAGTCGATTTCACGCGCGGCTACGGTGATATCGGTGGTCATAGTGATATTTTCTTTTGCTGCCATGTGTTAGTCCTTTCCGCCGCCTGTAAACAGGTCGGCATTTGCAGCAATCGCGGCCTGGCGTTCGCCAGCGTCCTTGATTGCAAAAATTTGGTCTTTGGTCATTTTGGAGCCGGTGTTGGTGGGCGGGGTGTCCACCTTTGCGCCGGTGGTAGTCGTAGTGCCTACGAAGTCGCTCCAATCAGCTTTCAGGCTGTCGGTGTGCTTCTTGGCGTCCTTGACCTCGCCCTTATCGTCCAGCTCCAGCTTGTCGATATCCTCGCCAGACAGCCGCACAACGCGGTCTGCATACTTGTCCAGCACCCCGGCGGCCTTCAGCAGCTCCCGGAACTTGGCTTCCTTGGCTGCGTGGGTGTCCTTCTGGGTCTGCTGAGCCTTGTAGTCGGTCAGCGCCTTTTCAGCGGCTTCCTTGCCGCCGTTGGCTGCGTCCCGGTCCTTTTCGGCTTTGGCGAGGGCTGCGTTCTTCTCATCGATCTGGTTCTGCAAGGTGTCCGTTTCCTCATGCAGCACGTCCAGAATTTTCTTGAGCTTGCCGCTAGTGTCGGTCGTTTCATCTTCCAGAATCGCCCGGAGAGTCTTTCGTTCGAGTGCCATGTGATAGTCCTTTCTGCCCTTTCTCGGGCTGCCATGCTTGGCAATAAGGTTTATTTGCCGGACGTGCTGCCGGCGTGGTGCCGCTTGTGGGGCTTGAACCCACGGCCGCTGGTTACAAATCAGCAGCTCTACCATTGAGCGAAAACGGCATAAAAAAGCGGCTGACGCTGTGCGCCAACCGCTGAGTATTCAGTTTTAGAGCGAAAATTCACAGTCCGTGGCTGTCGGGTAGCCCTGCGCTTCGGCCGGAACATAGACCAAAACAGAAATTTTTGCTTTGCCATCGCCGTATGCGTTGTCGCACATCTCCTGAAGCGCTTTGCGTGCCTGAACCCCAGCCGCAAACAAATCTTCGACTTTTGCAGCCTTTGGCTTGTTCTTTTCCTTCACCTCAAGCATCTGCTTTTTGATTTCTTCAATTCTTTCGGCAGACTTATGATAAAGTCTTTCTGCGCTTTCCTGCATTTTCACAGCAACTTCAAGCTGTGCGCTCAAGTTTTCAAGCTTTGTCATCCTTATACCTCCTTGTTTCCTTCTTCCACCGCGATTTCTCGCAGCTCGTCAATGTGATTTTCCACCGCCGGTCGGAGGAACGGGCGAGGGGCCATGCCCCGGGTAAAGTGCCACTCGCCGTTGAAGTCCTTCCAGACCCACGGCGTTTTGCGTCCGTTGCCTTTCTCGGCAAAGATGCCCGTGCCCAGCTCCACATAGACGCTGTAAAACAGGTTGCTGCCGATGGTCACGGTCTTTTTTGCGAGGTCGATGGCAAATGTCAGGCTCTGCTTGAGTGCGCCGCCCACATAGCCCTCAATTCCCGTGCTGTCTGCCGTGCCGGTAGGCACAAGCAGCTGTGCGTAGTCCTGCACCTTCATGCCCCAGAGGGTCAGCACCCGCTCTGCCCATGAGTCCAGAGCCTCAAGCAGCCGCGGGGTGTTGTCGGTGAATTTGATGTCGCAGTTAAATTTCATTTTACAGTCCTCTTGCCTTTTTCAGTCTCTTGGCAAGGTCTCCCGTTCCGCTTTGGAGCGTTCTTGTGATTCCAAGAAGCGCGGACTGTTTTGCAGATTCTCCTGTTTTGCTGCCGATGTATGCGCCGATGGTGTCTATCAATTCGCTTGCGCTTGAGGTCGAATTGATTTCTCTTTTGGCCTTTTCTGCCCATTCCACTGCTGCATTCACGCGGTCTTTGCCCATTTTTGCGGTTTGCGTTTTTGCAAATGCAATGGAATCGTCAATCGCATTGTTTGTGGTTTCCCGAATTTTTGCAGCCAATTCAACCTGTTTTTCAGTTCCTCTGAGCGTTGCCATGCCTCCACCCGCTCTCGCGGAACTGCGCCCGGCTCTGCCGGATGCTCTACCACCTCCGCTCATCGTGACACCTCTCTCTCACTTCCGCATATTGCGGTTTGATTATTGTTGCGTTAAAGTCCATCCCCGGTAATGGTTTGCCATACCAGAGAACTTGCGTAGGATTTAAGCGCCGCATAGCTTCCTTGCACCCCATCGTAAAAAGGGTTGTAGCTAAACGCTCATTCATAAGCCCAACGGACGAAATGGAGATGATGGAGTTTCGCGGCTCTCCGTCAAAGCACCACTCGTAGCTTTCCGGCCACACCCATTCGATTGTGGGAATGACCTTGATACAGTGCATTTGCCAGTACGCTGCCAACCAGTGCCGTTTATAGGCGCTCCAAATCTGCACCGCTTCCGGGTGGTCTCGGAACATGGAAAAATCAGGGGAAAGAACAGCACCGAACTGTTGCAAAAGCGGCACATACTTGTCAGGATTGCGCCAAACACGTTCAAACTGGTAATCATCACAATAAAAATGGATGCCTTTGCCTCCCCTATCTTTGGCAGACAGGGCGTAATTGAAAGGTATCCATTCCAGCTTGTCAATGCGGATGTCCGTTTCCGGCTTGATGATAGGGATATGGAACTTTCCTTCACCCGGAAAAATCATCTTTTCGGTGTTTTCCATCGGCAGAATCACGGTTTATCTCTCCAAGCTTTACTTTTATTCTGGTTCTAGCAGTGTATCGCAAAGGGGGCAGGCTTCCCACAGCCAAGGTGTCCTGTACCCACATACAGGACACTCATACCAGCCGGGTTGAAGCGCATCGCCAGCATCAACATGGTGACACGCAAGTGGTTTTGGCAGCGGAATGCCGAGTATTTTTGAAACTTTTGAAGCATTCATGGCAGCTGTGATGGAATCCCTAGCCTGCTTCAGAGGGTCATATTCTTCGCGTTTTGAAAAATTGGCTGTACTCATTGCTTTTCCTTTTTTCTCTTTCGCTCTTCTGCCCACCACATTTGCTCTTTTTCCTTGCCGCCCTTGTATTTATACCACTCGGTGTAATCCATGGCGGGCGTGGTCTCTTTGGTCACATTGTCCCGCTGCATGGCGTTCTGCCTGGGATACTTTCCCAGCACAGAGGACAGCACGCAGCGGCAGTGGTATACCATCTCCGGGGCGGCGTTGGGGTCGCCTGGGCGCTGAATCTCGTAGCCCATGACCTTGAACGGCTCGTCAAGCTCTGCTGTCTGCTGGTCAAGCAGGCGGTGCATCTCACGGGTGCGGTAGTCGTGGGTGGAGTTCCAGCGCTTTTTGACCTCGATGCCCAAAGCCTGAGCGTTTTGCATCTGCTGCAAAGCCCCGGCGTTCTGGGCACTGGTAAGGGCTGTGATGGCGTTGTTCATGGCCCAGTGGATCTCTGTATCAGCCATGCCGTTTACGGCCTGCACGGCGATGTCGTGGACGCTCTTGCCCTGTACGATGCCCTGCATGACGTATCGATTGAACACCCTGGCATCATAGGTGCGGTTGCTCTCGCTCTTGATGCGCTTGTTGGGCACCATGCGGGGGTTCTCCTTCAGCAGGAGCTTGACCGCTTCGGTGTTGTACAGGGTCAGCCCGAACGTCACGCCTGCGGCCTGTTCCAGCTCGTAGAAGGCCCAGTTTGCGCCAAAGGAAAAGATGTTGTATTGCTCGTCCCGGGCCAGCTTGTAGGCCGTCTCTTGGGCTGTGGTGCAGGTCTGGGTGATGCCGTCAAGCTTGGCGTGCATCAAATCGGACTGAAAGACCTGATTTTGCAACCAGATGCGGTAATCATCCTCTGTAATCTCGCCTGCATCCAGCTGTGCCCGTTTGCGCTCGTCCAGCGCTTTGTACTTTGCCAGAAACTCGGTAAGCTGCTCCTGCATCTCCCGGCGGGCAGTGCCGTACACCCGGAGGATACGGCGGCGCAGGCGGTTCAGCTGGCGGGTAGAGATACGGTCACGGTCAGTCTGTTTCATGGCTGTTCAGATACTCCACAATGGCACGCTCCCGGGCGGACAGCTCCCATTTTACAGCCGCAGCCCTCTCAGCCGCAGCGCGATCAGACAGCAGCAGGCCGCCGCCAAAAATAGTTTTTCCCGTGGAGCGTTGTGCATCCAGCGCATAAATCGGAGCGCAGTCCTTTTTGTGAATTTTGAAACTCACACCGTAATGACTGTATCGTTGAAGCAATGCGGCCGTTACAATGTGATCCGGGTATGTATACTTTGGAAGCTGTACTGTTTTGGTGCGTCGCAAGCGCTCCACCTCATCGTTTACCAGCTTTGTCAGACGGGGTTCGGTCTGCGCTACAATGTCCCCGCCGTAACTGGTCACAAAACTTGTTCGGACGATTGCGCCGTTTTCGTACTCGATATCACAGCCGCAAATGATATGGTTCATCCGCATAGTATTTGCCCTTCCAGAAAACGCCGTAAGAGATGGAGCGAATAGGAAGAACGGAATGCCACGATCGAGATAGAATCCGCAAATTCTGGACAGGATTGAAAACGGTGGGTTGTCCAGAACAACAGCACCCTCCGGGTAGTCGAAATTCTCATAATCGCCGCCGGGGTAAAACGGGCGCACAATTTTGGCCGGGTCGATGCCGTACTCCTTGCAGGCCCAGTCCTTGATGACAGCGTACACGCCGGGCGGTGTATAGCAGTCGTCCGTGGTCTTTTTGGGCTTGAACTTCTCCACGAACTCTTCGTAAGTCTCATTTGCTGCCATCGTCTTCGTCCTCCTCCTCGTCCACGGTCTCACGTGTTGCGCTCTCAGCCATCAGCGCGGCCTTGGCCCGCTCCTTTTGTTCCGGGGTCAGGTTGGGCAGTAGGTCAATGGCCATGTCCTGCCCGATGATCGGTGCCTCAGAAATCACCGTCGCGACCTGCTCAGCCGTGTTGGTGATCTTGCTGCGGTTGAATGTCGGCATGGCGTTGTCAAAGCCAGCCAGTGCGCAGATCTGCCGGATGAACGGCTTGACCTGCGCCTCGAAGTCATCCGCATTCTGGTTCAGCGGTTCATAGGCCGCATCCAGATGGTCGTTGGTGCTGTCCGCGCTGACGCAATGCACGTCCAGCCCGCCGAAGTCCTCATACACCCTGGTGTGGAGCAGCTCCAACAGAGCCTGCCGGGCCGTCACGGGGATCTCGTTGGTGTAGGGGGTGATCTTGCCGCCCTCGCTGGTGTCTGCGCCTGCAATGTGGTACAGATTCAGCTTGACAAGGAACTCCTGCAGTTCGTCATCGGTCATGCCGTTGAAGTTCTCGCACAGCCAGTAGATCTGCGAAAAGTCCTGCAGGTCATTGCAGAAGCCGGACATCACCAGATCGGTGTTGTCAATGTAGGCTTTCAAGCCCACAAGCGTGCTCTGGTGCAGGTCGGAGCCCCACAGCGGCACAATGGGAAGAGCGCTGTAGTTTTCGCCCTCTACGCTTTCCAGCCCGCCGCCGGGTGTGGTGACGGTCACGCTCTTGTATGCCTGCTTCGGCGTTGTCTCTTGCATCACATTGCCGATTTTGCTTTCCGTGTACTCAGTGAAGCCGTCCAGCTCGTACAGGATATAGTGCATATCTGTGTCCGGGTTCAGCCGCCAGAAGCGCACACCCGCCTGCAAAAGGCTTGTCTTCTCATCGTACAGGGGCGCAAACTCGGTCAACTTGAAAACCACCAAGTGGTCGTTGTTCCAGAATCCGAAGCTCTCGCCGTGGATCAGGGCGAAATATCCGGCCTTCTGGATCTGCTCATCAAAGTTCTGCCCCAGCTTGCCCTTGTCCACGCCCTCGTCTGCAAAGACCACACCGTTGCCGAGGGAGTAGGTCGCCCGCTGCTTGTTGAGCCGCCGGAAAAGATTGCTCTTGACCATATCGGGGTGTGGGGTGTCCTGCTTGGTGTTTTTGGATAGGCGTTGCAGCATCAAAGCGTAGGCCTGCGCGAAGCGTTCAGCCCCCGGGTTTTTCTGGGCATCGTACAGGTCGGCGTCCAGAGCCATCTTGTAGGGCTTGGAAGCGCAGTGCTGCTGCACAAAGCGCCGGATGAAATCAGGCTGTTCCCCGGCGGCTTGCGCCTGCTGGAAAGTCTGGAATGTGTATACAGTGCTCAAAATCAATCCCTCAGTTTCACAAGGCGCTTTGTGCGCACGAAATAGCGGATAGCGTCCATGCAGTGGTCGTTGACCTTCAGCACGGTGTCGTCTTTATCCGGATCCCAAGCGTACACGCCGAACTCTTCCAGCGTGTGCTTGCAGTCTTTGTAGATCTTCAGCCGCCCGGTCTGCAGCATGGTCTGTACGTCCAGAATGCCGCTCAGAACGTCGTTGTTTGCTGGTGTCTGAGTAAAGCCGTTCTTGCGCAGCTCTGTAATCAAGGGCAGGGCAGAGGGGTCAACGATGATCCTCTCCGGCTTGAGACCATTCAGCCACGCCTTGAGGTCTGTGACGTACTCGCCCACGGTTTTTTGCCGCTTCTGTTCCCGGCCGCTGTAGTAGTACTCCCGGGTGACGATCCAGCAGTCTGCATCTGCCTGCTTCTGGAATAGCAAAAAAACCGTTGCGTTCTGGGTGCCAAAGTCGCACGCCACATAGACGCTCTTTGGTGACAGCTCCGGCAGCTCATCAACGACGTGCTTCTTGCGGTCGAACATGTCATATACAAGGCCCTCGGCCACCGTCCACAGGCCCAGAATGTAGCGCTGATAGAAAACGCCGCTGTACTGGCTGCGGTATCTGGCCTTGATGTCCTCAGAAAGCGACAGGTTGTCGTCCATCGTAAAATGGAGATACATCATCTTGCGGGAACGGCACTTGCGCACCCATTCCAGATAAAACCAGTGCTGCGGGCTGCCCGGGTTGCAGTTAAACCAGAACTTTGACCCGGTGACAGAGCATCGGGCTGTGGCCTGATTGACGAAGCTCTGCGGCATCAGGGCCACCTCGTCGAAGAATGCACCGGCAAGGGTGATGCCCTGGATCAGGTCCTGGCTGCTCTCGTCCTTGCCGCCGAAAAAGTAAAACTCGTTGGTTCTGCCACCCTTGCTGACGGTCATGCAGTTTTCTGCCCGGTGCTCCTTGACTCTGTAGCCACGGGCTGCAAGCTGCTGCTTGAGCGTGCCCATCACGTTGCGCCGGAAGCTGGCGATGGTCTTGCCACACATGGCAAACTGCTGGCCGCTGTAGCAGGTCATAGCCCACTGTACGAACGAAAAGCTCATGGCAAAGGTCTTGCCCGAGCGGATAGCGCCATCAGCAATGATGCCGTTGTAGCCGCTGTATGCGCTCTGCGGTGTCCACCAGCTCAAGACCTGCTTTTGCCGCTGGCTGAGGGCTTTCCAACGAAAACCGTTACTTTTCCGCATGGTCGTCTTCTTCCTCCGGCAGCATCTCCACGTCATCCGGCGGGCTGATGTCAGCGGCAGCGCTCAGAGCCTCAAGCAGGCCATCGTCCGGGGCTTCTATGCCGCTCTGGTCTCCCAGCATAGCAAACTTGTCCACGATGGTTCCAAACGCCGTGGACAGCTGCGGCAGCGTTGCCTCTGCGATCTTGTCCGGGTCTGCCATCGCTTTTAGGTACAACCCGAGAAGATCCTGTGCTTCCCCGCGCTTGCTGCCTAAGTAGGAAAGCATGTCCTGCGTGTTCTGCTCTTTTTTTAAGGCGCACAAATCCGCGCATTTGGGATTATCTTTCACAATTTTCCGCACAGTGCTTTCTGCCACGTCGTTCAGTTTGGCGGTTCTGGCGTAGCTCTGCAGCTGCACATAGTCAGCAATGATCTTCTTTTTTTGTCTGTCTGTCAGCCGCGTCGCGCTCACCGCCACCACCTCTCTAAACCCATGCAAAAGAAAAACCGCCCGGAAATCCGAACGGTCAAAATATCGAATATGCCGCTTGCAGGGCTCGAACCTGCACACGTCCGGTTATGAGCCGGATGCTCTGGCCGACTGAGTTAAAGCGGCATAAGAAAAACCAGCTTTGCTGCATGGAGCTCATCATGCAAAAAGCTGGTTTTTAATCGTATTGTATCAGCAGCGGTTAATCCGCACGGATAGCAGGCCGTGCTCCTTGAATACAGCCACGGCCTCCGATCTCTGCCCGAGGCTCGCGTTTTGTGTGGTCTGCACGGAAACCGAAACGCCGCGCATAGCGCACAAAGTGGCTTTCTTTGTTGCTGATCGGTAAGGCCGAGAGGATAAGGCCAGCGCCGAGACGCATCAAAAACTTTGCCATGTCGCAAATCAGTTCTTTCAAGCGCTCAAACATTTGTATGCCTCCTCTCCAAAAGTGTCCACAGTGGACACTCTAAAATCACGCTAGCCGCCAGCTGGATTTGAACCAGCACCCACGGAATGGATGTGCACAGTGGTTGGCTGTGCAGTGATGTTCCCGTGGTGTCACCAACGTTGTCCCGCCTTAAATGGGCGGCGCTCTGCCATTTGAGCTATGACGGCATATAAGCAGCGCCCGTGCATTCAGTTCGTTGGACATGCGTCAAACGGTGGGCGCTGCTGCATCCGGAACTTTCGCGGCCGGATGCCCCGCTTTTGCGCCGCCCCCTCTAGGGCACGCAAAATGGCGCAGCAGGATGGGCTCGGACCATCAACCTGCGGTTTTGGAGACCGCTGCTCTACCGTTGAGCCACTGCTGCATGTGGCCGCCCTTGGAATCGAACCAGCCGTGTCTACACACACGCGCCGCGCTCCAAACTGCGCTCAGGCGGCATATAATATCCCCGCGCTGCGGTGGTCGGGCTCAGCGCGGGGCGCTTGGGGATTGGACGCACACACCGGCGGATCCAACGTCATAACCCGCTTTTGGCGTTCCGGGGCCTCCGACATAAGAAATGCGTGTTAAGCAAAGCTATCATCTAGGAGGATGAAAACAGAAAGAGATGTGCCGCGCATGGGAAACGCAGCAGCTCCCGGTGGTTTATGAGGCCATGCGTCCACTTCTGCCTACGGGGTCGGCAGGTTTTCAAGCGCCATTCCGCTTCGCGCGGTTGCGCTTGTACCCAGAATATCACAAATGGGGTGTTTTGCACATGGATGCAGGATGGATATGATGTGGAATCATTATTCCAGCGTATCCCAGAGCAGAGCCAGCCGCTCACATCCCCGGCGGATAATCTTTGAGACCTCGGAATTTTCGCACAGCCCAAGAGCTTCCACGATGATGGGCTGGTTCCTGTTCTCGATGTAAAACATCCGGATGCAGTCACCCTGCCGGACGGTCTCGGGGTCTACGGCCCCGGTGTAGGCCCTGCAGGTGGCATTCATCTTCAGCAGTGCAAGGCGCTGCTCCATCTGTTTCAGCTCCCGTTCCTCTGCATCCAACCGGGCAATGGCATCTCCGACCTTATCACCGGAACTTCCGCCTGTGGGCATTCCGTTTAGGCTCTGGGTGCATTTCTCGGCAGCATCCCGGATGCGCTGGATCTTCTGCTTCTGGGCCTTCACGGCGGCAGCACCGTCCCGGCACTGCTGGAACCATGCCTTGACATCGCGGTAGTCTACACCGTCTCGCTTTTCATTTTCAGGTGCACATGTGAAGATCATCTTTTTTCTCCTTTACTCCCTCCAAAAATAGCAACACTCCGGGCGCTGCAACGCGGATACGGTACTCTGCCAAATCTGCCGGGGTGATGTACTTCCGGCCAAACACGTTCTTCATGTCTTCCCAGATCGGCCATGGAATGCGGTAGAACTCCCGGCCATTGAATGAACACAGAACGAACGCGATACCTCCCAGCCGTGATATCCGGCGCAAACAGGCGGCTTGCTCGGCTGATACGCGGTCGGACAACAAACGACCGGTGTCGGTGTGCTTTGCCTCGAAAACGACCGCTCTTCCGCCTGAGAGAACGCCTTTGTAGTCTGGCTGTGCCTGTTTGGTGTAGCAGGCGAGGAATCTGCCGGAGCGATCTGCACCACCGAGTGGCTTCATCGGCTCCGGGGTTTTCTCGATGTCTGCCCGTCCGATTGCGCGGTAGTAGTCGCAAGCGGAGCTGATGATGGCCTCAAAACCTGCGCCCTCTGCCCGGCTGCGAGCGCCCATGTAGCTGCGGCGGGCGCGCTTGC